ATGTGCGGCGGCGTTGAAGCCAGAGAGGCGGACAAGGTGTGGAAGATCTACTTCCCTAACCCCAAAGCAGCGATTCCGGTGCAGCTCGATGGCGGCAGCCAGATCGACTGGATCGGCTGGGGCCGCCGCGAAGGCCAGCCCGGCACCGGCCCCCAAGGTGGCTGGGCCAGGCTCAGCACCGTGCAGGCCGGCGGCTGGGCGAAGTACCAGCCCCGCCGCGCCTTCGGCCTGGTACAGCGATTCATGGAAAAGGAAGGCCACAAGGGCGAGAAGAACCGGCCTTCACACTGGTTCGATGTACCTGAGGGCCAGGCCCTGGAGTGCGTGGTGATTGGCGAGGGAGAGGATCGGCGGGTGTATGTGGTGACCACCGATCCGCCCGAGGAGTTTGCCTGGATACATGATCGGTGGCCGGTGCTAGCGGAATGCTAGGAAGCAAAGCAAATCCATTTGAAAAGACCGCTTTCGACCAGAAGAGAGCCCGTAGGGAAAACTGTCTAGAGCCTTGTTCTCTTCGAGCAGGAGCAACCGCCCCAAAAACAGGCCATGGACACGCAGCTAATGACTTCGTAATCTCAGGGCAAGCCCATGTCGCTTTTTCTCCCCGTCTCATGTCGCCTTCCATTGCGCCTAGTAGTCGGCTTGAAGTGAGCGAGGCAACATTTAAATCAATACATGCATAACTAATCTAACAGGATAGATTTATGCCAACGCTAATTAAAGGGCTTGATGACTGCGATATATTTAATTTAGAGCCGCTAGATAAAACAATAAAAGCGCGCTATGGTGTCGACCTAGAAACAAAAAAACCTCTTAATGTGCAAGAGTTATCTAAGCGTATCGGAGAAAAACCAGGCCTCCTGCTTTGCGCAATGCTGAGCAGCCAACCGAAGTGTAGTTTATTTGGCGTTAATTGCCTTATCGAAGTAATTGCAGGTATAGCCGAAAATAACCCTGTATCTGTCGGCTGCTTGGATTATGGGCCAAATCAATCTAGACCATTTAATTTCACACTGACCACCGATGGTTTCCTTAAAGAATTGTTTGAGCCAATAAACCTAGCGCTTGGGGAAAAAAATCATGCGAGCGTGAGCTTTTCTTTCACGCCAGAACATAGAATATCAAAGCAGGCTCTAAGAGAGCACTTAGAGATCAATGGCTTATTCGATCTTGATTTAAACATAGATATGGGCATAACAATTTTCTACGACCCCCCAAATCAAAAAGCAGAGCAACAAAAAAGAAAATCTGAGTATATTCCAGTAGCAAGTGTTGCAATTGAATTTGATGGCCCAGCACACCTTAGCGATGAGCAAGTTAGAAAAGACAAACTTCGTGACTCAATGGTGCAAAGCAGTGGCTGCACAGTATTTCGCATTCAAATGCCGTACAGCCATCAAGGCAAAGGTGCTGCACAAATTAATCGCGACAGTATTTCTCATATACTTGAAGGGCAAATAAGGGATATCAAAAACCATTTCCAAAATAGACTTTTCGCCACAGTTAATGCAAGCCATCTGTTAAAGGAATTACTTTTAAACCAACCTGATAACGCAATCTGATTTAATGTCGCGCGCTTTAATCAGCGCTATTTGAGATTGAAATTGTTATGCGCGAATGGCAATTTCTTGGCACTAGCCGGCGTTGGCCATCGGGCACAGCCGCTGTCGCAGTTGCGCTTCATACTTCGACGAATACCACGTCTTGTCATCGCAGCAAATGCGTGATTGACCTGCATGATCGTTAGGCCCAAGGACAACTAAATGCTCACTGAGGCGCAATTCAGACAATCTATCGAGGGTGCTACAGAAGAAATCCAAAGAGTTAGTAGGGCCCTTGAAAGCGTTATCTGCCCACCTATAAAGGCCATTCGTGTGCGCCTTCAGGATCTTTCTACTGAAGGGATTGAGAAGCTAATTGAGCATGTCCCAACCGGCTACGCGAGGGCGGATAAAGAAAAGGATTTCATCTACGTTATTGAGCTGGCTGGGAGCGTAGGTGATGACATGGAAGAGCTGCGAGCTATGTTCGAGGCCGTCAGGCCTTGTGCCAATGACTACTCTCGCCTGAACCCCGGCGATAGTTATGAGCGCACCTTGTACGTTGGACGTTCGAAAACCCTCCGAAAACGGCTGCGGGAGCACCTTGGTGTAGCTGCGGAGGGGGTGTATGCCCTCCATTTGCAGAGATGGGCAACAATCCATGAAGCCGAAATTGAGATTTCATTCTTGGAGTTTAATCAGGTGGAAAATCTCTTAGTCCAAGCCATTGAGGACGGGATGTGGTCAAAGCTGCGGCCTTCGTTTGGACGTAAGGGAGACAGGTGAGAGCTACACGGCTTAGCCGTCTGTCACTGGCCCAAAAAGCCCTTTCACCGACAGAACTCAAATTTAGGTGCTAACTCTGGATGTCTAGAGGCCAGATCTAGTACACATGACTGCAGAAGCCCTGCATCATGAGGAAGGCGCGAAGAGAAACTGTCCCACCCGACAACCTGCAGTTTCTCGGATAGCTGAACAAGTCCTGTAATAGCATCCCAAAAAGCATCCCAATTACACCCATACCAGCCCGGAAACCCAAGCGAATCTCGTAGGGTGCTGTGAAGGTCCAAGGCGCTCGTAACGTTACTCAAGTCAATCCTGATTAAACCTGTACGAGACATCCTTGGAACTCCGAAATAAGGCGCGGGGCTGCAATTATTGCAGCCAAGACTCTACCGTCTCAGCGCCATGCTCAGCCTTCCATGCCTTCAGAACAGCGTGATTGCCGCCCTTGGTCTCCACACGCTCACTGGTTTTCGGGTTGATATAGACCTTCACTGCACGCGCACGGCGCTGGCCAACGCCCTTCTTCGGAGCGGCGCTACGCGAAACCTCCGGGTCGAGAATTGCAATCACGCTGCGCAGCGAGAAATCGTATTCGCCCAGCAGTGCACGCAGCTTCTGCTCGAACTCGATCTCACGCTTGAGTTCTTTGTCATTTTTCAGGGCATCGAGTTGAGCGAGTTGTTCGGCCAGTTTGGCTTCGAGGGCTTTGAATTCTGCGAGTTTGGACATGGGGAACCTTCTAGTGGGTTGTGTCATTACTTACTGACAAGCAAGGGCGTTCTGAGTTTACTCGAACCAATGATTTTTATCGCCTTCGCCTATAAGAATGCAACTACTAAGCACTTTCTCTCAGGCAAGACGAGAGGCAAATCTGCCTTGAGTTGATCTTGTGTTACCTGGAAACACAGGTAATTGCTCGAGTTTCGTAGATGCCAGCCTTTAGCTTGGCCTCCCCTCGATGAGCGTGTTCTAGCGTTCAAATGCCGAGCCTTACCGGCAAAAGGAGCAACGCACACAGACATGCGAAAGCAAGGACCATCCCATGAAAAACCTGTTCAGAATCATCCTTCTTCTGATAGCACCGACTCTTTCCCTCAGCGCCATTGCGGTGACAATAGTCCCCATAGGTACAGCATTCACTACCTCGGGATCTATTACGATAAGCGCACCGACGGTTCCGGCAATGACCTGTAGCGCTCAGCTTAGCGGCGTTACTCAATTCAGTAACACCGTTTCCATTCAGGTCGCCAACTTCACTTCGTTTGCTTCCCCTCTTTGTGGAACGATTTCGTCCTCGGGGCTGCCATGGCAATTGCAAGCAACAAGCACAACCACAGCAACCCTATCAGGCATCAAAATCAACGTTGGAGGGGTTAACTGCAGCAGCGCACCTGTGACGATCAACGGCGCCTGGTCTAACAGCTCAAATACTTTTACTGCGGCAAGTCAGGTAGTGGGCAGCTGCATCTTGAGGAATTTAGTTATCTTCCCGACCCCCGCCTTCACCGTCCTTCCCTGAAAGGGGATGAGCCAGCAAGTGCCCTTATATGGTCCTGACATGCTCGAAGGGCTATCAATCCCTGGTCGCCGTCGCTGGTGATGGCGACAATTCGTTGAGCATGCGCTGGGTCAAGTTCGGCTCGCGGGGCTGCATGAACCAGGCTGCCGGCGGTGGTGGAGGCAGGCACTCCACAGGTGCTGCCGGCAGAGCTTGCGTCGAGTAGGACTGACAGCCGCAAGTCAGCAGTAGCAATGCGGTCACGCAGGCGAGCAGCTTCTTGCTGGGCATGGATGAGTCTCCCGTGATGAAGGGTATCTTGGCTTTGCAGCTGCTGCTCCAGGGCAAGACGCTTGCCCTGCTCTGCCCTTTTGCTGGCTTCAGCCGCGCGAGCGATTTCGTCGAGGGCGTTGGCGTGCAGCTTGTCCCGGCCGGCGAGGTCGAGTGCATGTCGCTCACCGAGTCGGTAGCCCTGGGCCTGCCAACCGGCCCAGCCGGAGAGCAGCACCAGCAAAAGGGCGACGACTACGCTAGGGCTGAACAGCCTCATGCGCCCTCCTTCGCCATCAGCACCTCGCGGGCGCGGCGCCAGATTCGCTTGCGATCCTCCAGGCCATTGAGGCCGCCGTTGATGCGACGAGTGATGCGCTCGAAGTCCCCGCGATCGGCAAGTTCGTTGAGCCCGCACGAGCCCCAGAACCAGGCCGCCGCCATGGCCGCGTGCTCGGGCTGCTCGAGCAGCTCCGGGTGCGCCACAAGGTCGACGCCGAGATCCGCGCCGGCCGCCGAGTAATTGGCCCGCCCGGTGAGCTGGATCAGACCACGGCCCCGGAAGCACCAGCCATCGCCGGAGGCTGCCGGGCCATTGCCCATCCGCCCGCCATAGACGGCGTTGGCGATCGCCTCGGGCTGCCGCTGCAGGCGGAGGGCCAGGCCGTTCGGTGTTTTCACCCGCGCCTGCGGGTCTTCAGCGAATCGAGCCGGCCAGGTATTGGCCAGGGCCTGGGCGCTGTAGTTCAGGTTCTCCACCAGCCGGGTGAGCTCGCCGCTCTCGTGCCCGACCTGGGCCAGGAAGGCGGCCAACCGCACCGGAGACGTGATGTTGAACCGCGCGGCGGCCCGGTTGATGGCGGAAACGAAAACGCCCGCTTGTTGGCGGGCGTTCGGGAGCGTCTGCAGCAGTTGCTGCTGTGTGATCTGCATAGGGACTCCGGAAAGAAAAAACAGCACATAGCGGGATAAACGGGCCTTAATGGCGTATGCAACCAACGAGCGAAATTACAGAAGTCTCGATATCATGCCGGCATCATAGAAAGGAGTCGCCAGCATGGATGCCGCCATCAACTATGCCTTGAGTAGCAGTCCCATCATCGTGTATGTCGTCGAGTTGGACGCAAGTGCCCCCCGAACTCCTTGGGCTTTCCCCCGAGGTCTGGACCAGCATTGCATCAACCTTTATAGCGGTGTTGGCCCTGCTGTACACCTTGTGGCAAGGCTGGAAAACTCAAAAGCACAATGTCCTAATGGTTCATCCTCACCTAGATCACCAACACAACGAGAACAACAAAGAGAACTACTACGCATTTGAAATCAGGAACTCTGGTGTAGGTCCAGCGATCGTGAAAGACGCCCAACTCTACGTCGACGACAAGCCGATCGATAGAGCAGATGACCAAGTGCTAGGGGCTATCAAGGCTCTGTTCCCTATTTTGAAAGACGACGACTTTGGCCACGAGACCGTTGGCTGGAACTCATATATCACTGTGGGCCAAGTTGTCCCTTTGATGACTATCGCTGTCCCCAAGGGACAACGAGCCAGTGAGATAAGGGAAATTGTAGAGGCGCGTTTCTATATCACCGGCAAGTATGAATCCATTTACGGTGAGTCATTTGACTTCGATACCCGCAAGTGAGGCACGCAGTGCGACTCCTTGGATAGACAGTTTGACGTCTGGCTCATTGGAGAGAGCGTGGCAAGCAGCTCGCCCTCTGTAAGTGCCTGGCGCCTGCTTTCAGACTGACGACTAGCTGAACTGGCACGCCGCCACAGCTGGCCCGGCCTGGCAAACGCGACGTGAGTTTGAGTCGAGCCGCAGGCGGAGACAAAAACGCCCACTTTGCGGCGGGCGTTCGGGAAGGTGTGCAGCAAATGCTGCCTAGTCCACATAGTGCCTCCACAGGGTAAAGACCATAAGCTAAAAGCCTAAAGGGAGAACTACCTCAGTAACCGTGCTTCCAGTCGTCACCAAGAAAATTTCTCGCCTCTCTTCTTAGGTCCCTGACCTCGCTTTCTCGAATCGGCATCCAGTTATGACTTTGAACTGGCTGGGTTTGTTGAACATTAACGATGGTTGGAGCTATTGGCACCGGCACCGGCACCGGCATAGGAATCGGTTGAACAAACGGCACTTGTTGCGGAGTATTAGTCGAAACCACATGCAGAATCTTATTACCATTATCCGAAGGCCGAGAGGTTACAAACGTAGCTCTATAATTCGCCTTGTTTTGGGCATTCCCTATTATAGCAACCCACTTACTCTCCCTAACCCAATCCCAATAGCTATTGTTATTTGACTGCTTCGTCAACGAAAACTTAATATCAGTTCGCTCCTGCTGCCCATCAGAAACGAAGTTACCCGCCTCTTCAATAGTAAATCCCTCGTACCTAGCCAAAAATACAATCAACGCAAAAGAAGTTCGACTGTTTCCATTTTGACAGTGAACGGTGGCTGATCTCGTTGATTGAAGCTCATCGTGCAGAAGATCAGCTGCCGCGATAAAACAAGGAACACACTTATCCGCGGTATCGAACATCCCGTGACTCATTTTCCTCATGTCAACTCGGTTAGTCTGACTCTTGTAGCTATTGGCGGTGCCAAAACTGATTCTTCTACCGTCCTCATGCACTAAAGTTCCAAACCCATCCCCAGCACTAATAGTCCATCCTTTTTCTGTTGGCATAAGAGTCATCCTTTCTCTAGCTTTAACTGGTTGATGCTGAAGTTTTTCTTAGGAGATAAACCCAGCGCATACTGCTTGATTAAGTTCTACTATAGCTTCGAAACGTCAAGGACGAGCCCACTGGCACGTCCAGAATCAAAGTCTTCGGGCCCCGGATAGCCGTAGCGGTCTTCATCTGCCCGCCTGATAGTAATGCTGCTATTTGAAGTGAAGCAGTACTCTTCATAGACGATGTACTCGGGCAGCCTTCCCCACCACGCATAACCGAAGCCACTTATCACCAGCGCCAATTGCTCTGAAGATGCTGGGTAAGTCCAGCTTCTATCGGTATGGGGCCGCAACGTCATCGGCCAAGGCGGTGCCCCTGGACCTGGAAAAACTCCAACCACTGACATGACGGGATCATTCGAGTCATAACAGATCTTTCCGTCAGCTCTTCGCAACCGAAAGCCCAGCTTGCGGTTTGCTCTAGGTGGGTCGGTGTCGAATATGTAGTACGTCAGCGTGCTCGGCGCAGTGGTGATGGACAGGTAACGCTGGACATAGGTGCCGCCAACATCCATTGCGCCGTAAAGCCGAAATCCATTAGAGGATCGCACCGCAACCATAGCCCGCTCCGAAGGTAGAGCGATGTCAACGAATCTGCCGATGTAGCCGGCCAGAGGACTGAAGGTTGCTGTACCTTTCTGCACCAGCATGTAGTTCTGGTAGTCCGAATCGATCTGAGTGGTTCCCCAGTCGTTACGGCCTCGAAATCCAATCTCAGCCATCAATAGACCCCTATAGCGAGTCGGAGCGGCAGGTAGTAGTGGTGCGGTTCGAACATGGCGGGGTCGAACTGCCATGACACGGTGTCATCGCTGAACGTGACATGGAGAACAGGCGTGAGGGAGTTGAGCTGCCCTACCCTCACCCTGCAGTAGTGATAGAACGGAGTGCCAGAACGAAGGCCGTTCACCCTGCGCGAGCCCGGTACCTGAGTCACCATGAACACATCGAGCAACCTCGATGCGCGCACGGTTGAGTCGAGGTCCACGCGGCCGTCTGCACGTCGCACTCGCAGGCCAATCGTCATGTCAGAAACTCTCCCAGTTCGATACGCAGGTTGCCCCGGGCATCCCAGAGGTAAACACCTCTGTTGTTGATCTGAATGCGGCCGCCGGACACCACTCCGTTGAAACTGACCTCTCCCGTCCTGAAGTTGAGGCTCAGCACCGGTGAACCGTCCGGCAGCCGAGCCTTGGATTCCAGCGTTGCCTCCAGCAGCGCCTCGCGCACATCCAGCTTTCCGATGAAGGCTTCGTTGATGAATATCTGGCCGTTCTCCACCACGAAGGGGTAGACGGTGGTGCCGGAGTTAGGGTCGATGATGGCGAAGCGGCTGGCGGAGATGAGGACCTGGCTGATCATGCCGCCGGGCGTGTTCTCCACTCCGACACCGATGCCAGCCATGTAGGTCTGTCCGTTGCGGGCGACTTCGGTCTTGATGGTGTGCATCGCCGAGAGTCGGCCATCCGTGCGCACCTGCGCCTGGCTGACTTGCTGCACGCTGGCCGAGGCGTTGTTGGCCACCGCCTGGATGGTGTCGACACGGCGGCCCAGGGCGCCATCGGCATCGGCACGGGCCTTGGCTTCGGCCTGCACCGCGGCTGACACCTGTTGCGCTGTCGCACTCACTGAGTCGACACGACGACCGAGCGCAGCATCCGCGTCCGCGCGTGCGGTCGCTTCACCCTGAACCAGTGCAGCTGCTTGCTGGGAGGTGGCGGCAACCGAGTCGATACGCTTGCCCAGGGCGCTATCGGCACTGATACGCGCATCACTCTCGGACTTTACCCTTGCAGCGACGCTGCCGGGCTTGCTGGCGGGGCCATCCACCAGCTCGATGCGCTCCAGCAGCCCTTTCGCGAGCTGGGTCTCGGAGATCTGCTCGCCCAGATACTCGAGGATGGGGCCGGCATCGCTGCTGGCCTGGCCTCGCTCCCAAGTGGTCCAGGCGCCGATGTTGCCGGCACGGTCCACCAGCCGTGCGCGGAACCAGAGCTCGGCGCCAGCAGCCAGGTTGGTGAGCGAATGGGCGCGCTGCGGGTAGGCGTAGTTGCCCAGGTGCTGGGCGCGCTCTTCGGTGGGTGAGGTGTTCTGCTGCAGCTCGGTGTACTGGGTATCGGCCGTGCCCTCGGGGAAGCCCCAGCGCAGGCCGATGCCGAACAGCAGGCTGTCGGTGGCGATAAAGCTCGGTACCGGCGGCGCTCCCCTCTTGCCTTCAAGGTGGGTGAGCATGCTGCTGGCCGGCAGGGACGCAGCGCCCAGGGCGTTGACCGCCCTGACCCGCGCCAGGTACTGCCCGGCGTAGATGCCGGGCACGTCGATGAACAGCTCGCCGGTATCCGGCACGCGTACCCAGTCGCGGTCGTTCCACTTCCACTCCACCTGGTAGGCCACGGCGTTGGGCGCGGCGCTCCAGGCGATAGTCATGGTGGTGATGGACAGGCCCTGGTCCACCGCCAGGTGCTGGCTGATTTCCACCTTGCCGGGCGGCGCCTGCACGCTGGGCGGAATGACGCTGATGGGGCGCTCTTCGATCACCGCGCCGTGGTCGATCAGTTCGAACTTGCCGGGCTCGTACTGGATGCCCTCGATCTTGAAGCTGCCCCAGTCGGGGCGGGTGACGTTGTAGATGTAGAACTGCATGGCGGCGAGGTTGCCGGCATCCAGCACCCACACGGCCTCGGGTTGTGGCCGCTCGCTGTAGGGCGCTGCCAGGGTGAGCTGGTTGCCATTGGCGAAGCGCACCTCACGCGCCTCGCTGCGGCCGCTGGGCAGGTTGCACAGCAGGCGGGAGCCGGCCGGTACTTCCACCTCGCGATCGAGGGTGATGATGCGGCCGGAGGCGGCCCGGATGCGCCCGCCGTTGGCGCGGCCGGCGAGCAGCTCGTCACTGAGGGTGATGACCTGCCCGGGGCGCGGGATATGGCCGTCCAGGCCGACGCTGAAGGTTACCGGGCGCGTCTGCAGCTTCTCGGTCTTCAGCGCCCAGTCGCCGGCACGCTGGGCCTGACCGAGGCTGGTGCACCCCACAACGCCCATGCGCAGCTCACGCAGGCCGTAGTCGGCCATGGCCTCCTCGTCCCACACCGGTTCCTGCTCGGTTTCGAAGCCGTTGGCGGGGTTGTCCCAACTGACCAGGGCGAGAGAGCGGCGGTCGCGCCAGCGGGTGCCGGTGTACTTGATCGGCCCCTTGATGCTCGCGCGGCTGTAGCTGTAGACCGGGTCTTGCGGCATGTCGGCGGTGGCGACCATCTGCTGGCCGTCCCAGTAGCACATGCCCCGGAAGATGGAGGCGATGTCCTGCAGCACCACATGCGCCTCGGCCTGTTGCTGCAGGTAGAGGTTGCAGGTGAAACGCGGCTCCATGCCGCCCTGCCCGTCCGGCACCAGCTGGTCGCAGTACTGGGCGATGCGGTAGAGCGCCCAGCGGTTGACCATGTCCGCCGTGATGCGCTGGCCGAGGCCGAGGTAGGGGTTGGTGACCAGGTCGTACCAGATCCATGCCGGGTTGTTGGTGTAGGCGACCTTGAAGGTGCCGTCCCACAGCCCGCCGGAGGTGCCTGGGCCGCTGGTGGAATACAGACGCAGCTCGGGATCGTAGTTGGCGGGCACCTGGATCATCGCACCACGCATGAGGACGGAAACCTTGGGCGTACGCCCGCCGAACTGCACGGCGTCGAACTCGATGGCGCCGACGGCAGTGAGCGGATAGGTCATGTCCGCGTCGATCACCTCGGTGATGGCTTCGACGTACATGGAGTCGGAAATCAGCGAGCTGAACTGGTTGTTGGTGAGGCGCCGCACGCGCACCGTCCAGCGGCTGCCTGTGGGGAGGTCGATGCGGTGGCTGCGCTCGTATTTGGTGGTGTTCTTGCGGCTGACCTCGCTCTCCAGCGCCGTGATGAAGGGGCCGCCATCGGTGGCCACGTCCACGGCATAGGCGATGCGCCAGCCATTGATGTTGCCGGCGCTGTCCTGGCTCTGCAGGTGCGGCCAGGAAAGGCGCAAACGGATTGCACTCAGCTCAGGCGTGGTGACCGCGCGCACCCAGGGAGTACCGGAGCGCAGCTCGACCCCCACGCCGAGCTCGTTGTTGACCTCAGGGAAGCCCTCCAGCGGCTCCTGATGCAGGGCGCCGGGGCGGAACTGCCACTTCACATCCGGGTAGTTGAGGCTGCCGTCCTCGGCCATCACGGGCGTGCCGTCGATCATCACCGAGCGCAGGCCATCCACCGGCCCGACTATCTCGCCCCAGCTGTAGATATAGAGCAGCTTGGCGACCGCCGTCGAAGGCGTGCTGTCGCGGGCGATGGAGGGTTGGCGCTGCTTTGGCTTACCGCCCTTTGCGCCGGTGGCGGGTGCGTGGAGTGCGGTCATGGGTTTCCTGCGGGCATGAAAAAGCCCGCGCGGGGCGGGCTCAGTCAAAAAGAATCCGTTGTATGAAGGACTACATCAGCGGGCTTTTTCAATTGGATTAGCGGAGTCCAATAACTCCTGAAACGATCCAGGCATTTTTCTGGAACTCAACATCTTGGCGAAAACGGCATAAACGTCGCTGCGATCACCATCTTTTCTAAGAGTGCGGTCGTCATTGAGCCATGCATAGATGATCGTTTTGGGTGCGGAGGAGCGAAACTGGAAAAAAAGCCTGTACCGCTGGGGAAGGCCTTTTTTCACCCGCCGCCAATGTCGATTTTTCAGCCCAAGGGTGTTTCCCTGGTTGAAAAGCTTGTCGCCTGGGTCACGTGGGACGCCCACAAGGATCTGGTGATCCACACACTCCCACAGCTTGTAAATTGGATGGTGGTGAAACCCGTCAGGATCAAGAGCCATCAGCTCTTCCACTTCAGTAACCAATTCTTCGAGTCTGAAAATGAAAAATGGGTGGCCGTATAAGGTCCACCCATTCTCGATTCTTGCCTCAATCTCGGCCAAGGCTAGCCCTCAAGCAGTTCCTGTCGACGGTTTGCCTCAGCTTTGGCGCGGATGGCATCCATGCGGTCGAACAGAGCTTTAGGAATCGGAGCTACTTTCTCGGGATGAGCTTGGATATCTCCCTCGATCAACTCAAGGAAGCCAGCTTGCTGAACCGCTTCAGCTTTTCGTACACCAAACGGGATGACATTGCCCTTGGACATCGTCTTCACCAACCCTCTAAAAACATGAAACGAGGCCTTACCTCGCGCTTACGTGAAGATTCGTACTTACGTAAGACTGAAACGTACGACCTACGGTTCACTCTGCATCACTGCTGTTCACTGTGGGTCACGCGTTAAATTATACGACTATGACCACGGCGTCAAAAAGCGAGCGACTAGCTACCGTGCCCGAAGGCGCCTAGTGGCGCCTTCGGGCACGGTAGCTGACGAAACGAAACGGCACAATTTGTTTTTTCTTGACCTAAGAGCCACAAAAAGCGCACTCAAACCTGATCCTGCGCATAAATCCCCGCACTCCCCACGGCCCCGCCAATCTCCCGCTCGCCATAGAGCCGGGGCCACGGGTTGCCTTGGGCGATGGTGCTGACAGCGCCGCCGAAGCCGTAGCTGGCGGCGTTGCCCTCCTCCTCCCGCCCCCGCACCTGCCCCTGGGTGGGTGAAAGCATTTGCATGACGCCACCGATGGCGAGCCCAGCGCCTGCGCCCAGCAGCGCCATACCGGCGGCTGTACTGGTACCGCCAGTGACGACGCCGGCCACGATGAGCACTACGCCGACGATGACCTGAAACAGCCCGCCGCGTTTGCTGCCGGCAACTATGGGCGCGATGCGGATGTCGGTTTCGTCTGCGCCCTGCAGGCTGAGGTCGTGCTCGCCCAGGTTGCGTTTGCCGGCGAAGACGGCGAACACCAGGCCGCGCTCCTCGGCGGTGGCGAGGAAGCGCTCGAAGCCGGGGAGCATCTGGCACAGCGCCTGGATGGCGTCTGCGGGGCTGATGACGTCGAGACGGTACTCGCGGCCAAAGCGTTGGCGCAGTACGCCGTAGAGCCGGATGGTGCGCATCATGCCGGGTACTCCTTGTGACGCAGGATGAGCCGCACGCGCTGGCCCATGGAGTGACCGAACACGTCGCGGCGCGAGGCGCTGCCGTACAGGTGGTGGAAGATGAAGGGACCGGAGCCGCCCAGCGGCGGGGCCGGCTCGCTGCTGAAGCTGGGGTTGTCGCCCAGGTAGATGGCGCCATGGTTGGGGTGATGACAAGGGCGCCCGGGGCTGGGGATCTGCAGCACCAGCAGGTCGCCACGCCGAGGCTGCTCGACCCGCTCGAAGCCGCAGGCGGCGTAATTGTCTTCATAGAAGCTGGGGCTGTGCGGGTCTTCCCACCAGAGGTCGGGCCGCTGGAAGTCCGGGAGCTGGATGCCGGCTTCACGGGCGTACCAGTCCCGGCAGGCCGCCCAGCAGTCGAGCATGCCGTGGCCGAAGTCGCGACCGAGCAGCGGCGCGGTGTAGCCGCTGGGCTGAATCCACTCCATGTCCCCACCCGGCCAACTGACTATGCCCCAGGGCAGGCCATGGAGTTCGCAAGCCACGCGGTCGACCATGCTGGCGGCAGCGGATGCATCCGGGTGGCTGTGGATGATGGCGAGCACCCTGCCCCGGTCTTCGGCCTGGGTCCAGTCGGCCGGGTCGATGACGAAGTGCTCGCTGGGGGTGCGGGCGATGTTGCCGCAAGGCACGTATTCGCGCCGCTCGGCGTTGCGGATGAGCAGCCCGCAGGCTTCGCGCGGGTGCTCGCGTTCGGCATGCTCGCGGATGGCGGCACGCAGGTGCTTGTTGATGATCATGGCTACCTCGAACTGTGCAGCAGGCTGGAGGCCAGGGCGCCGCCGAAGCGGGCGGTGTTGCGCCGCAGCTTGCAGGCGCGCCAGTCGCCCCGGCAGCGGTCGAGGGCGGGGTTGTCGGTGGGCTCGTTGCGCTTGGTGAAGAGCGCCGTGCCCAGGTAGTTGCAGGCCTCGCCACGGTACTGGCCCATGTGCGCCCAGCGGCACCGGCTGGTGATCTGCTGCAGCGGCAGGCGGATGCCCTGGAGGTCCGTCGGGGCAGAGAGTTCGAACTGCACGCGCTGCTCGTCTTCATCCACCTTCTGCTCGATGTACCAGATGCTGATGCGCTCCTGGTGGGCCGCCTCGGGGTTGCCGCCTTCGAAGTTGGCCGCGTCGAGGTAGTGGACGAAGGTTTCACGGTAGGTGACCTTGGCGCCGGCAAGATCCCGCAGCGCCAGGCAGAGGGCCGATACCGCGCCCTGCACACCGTCGATGAGGTTGCCGATGCTGAGCGTGGGCGCAGCCTGTCGCCCTTCCCCACGCAGGTCGAAGCCCTGGGCGTCGATGCTGATGGCCTTGTAGGTCTGGCCTTGCCAGATGATGGGTACGGCACCGCTCACCCGGTACGTCGTGGAACGCCCCCGCCCAGCTTGCTTCGATGAGTCCCCCGCCTTCCAGTGCAGCGAGCCGGCATAGAGGGCGTTCTCGTCCGTTTCCAGTTGCTCCGGCCGCGAGGCAATCGCATGGCCATGGAAGCGCAACACCTCGCCGCCCATGGGTGTGCAATCCACTTCAAACAGGCGCACCTGGTTGCCCGGTTGCAGGCGCTGGATATCGGCGCTGAACATGGCTATTCCTCGTAGGTGATCAGGATGCGGACGGGCTTGGCGGGCACCTCGTCCGAACCATCGGCGGTGGTCACCAGCTGGATACCGTTCGACAGCACGTACCACTCGATCTGAAAGCCGGCCATGCCGGGCGCCGCGCCTGCGGTCAGGGCGGGGATAAGCTGGTTGGGGAGGTATTCGATGAGCACCTCCACGGCCAGGATCTTCGCGACGGGTAGCCCATGGGCGATGACCACGGCCGTGCCCGCCTTGGCGGGTGTGGTACCGATCAGCTTGCGCTGCTTGATGGCCGGCGCATCCGCCCCCAGGCGCACGTAGCCCTGGGCCAGGACGTTGCCGCTGTAGGTGAAGGTAAGCGGAGTGGATTGCAGCACCCCGTCTCTGCATCGAACCCACTGGAAGGCAGCTGATGCCGACTCACTACCCGAGCCGCTCATGGCCAGAGCCAGCCCATAGGTGGATTTCTGGCTGAACAGCACCCTCCCCGCGTTGGGGGTGCCGGCAGAGGTCATGAACTCCGCGCAGAAATAATCGAGCCTGCCGGCGCTGCTGGCGTCGAAGGTCTGCCGCGCCTTGAAAGTAACGGCGGTTTCGCTGGCGATACGCGAATAGTTGCCCGTGTGCATCTTCTCCAGCCAGCCAGACCAGGCCTTGGGGCTGACGGCGTACTGCAGGAAGGTCCGGTCACTGGAGCTGTAGATGCGTTGATGCGTCGCGCCGATGGCAGGGTTGGCTGTGATCCCCGGCAGCGGGGCCACCACCGTCAGCGCCCCGTAGGGGCTCAACTGCCAGTAGCTCCCGGGTACACCGATATTGCTGCCCTGGGAGAAGCCGACCTGAAAGCCATGGCCGGCAACATCGGCCGGCGTGCCGGTTTCATAGACCGTCCCGCGCATGTCGAAGTAGCCGGCGATGCCCGCATCGCCGGACCGTATGACCCGCCCACGCGTGCGATCCTCATTGCCATCGAGTATCGCGTGGAGGGAGGCACTGCCCAGCCCAAGCGCCTGCTGCCGCTGTGCAGCACTGGGGGCGGCGAGAAAATCCCGCGCGGCCTGGGTCAGCACGGCCAGGCTGAGTGCGCCGGCACCCGTGAAGTACGGAAGGCGGTCCACCCCGCCCTGCAGCTCTGCCAGGGCGGTGAGGTTCTGGGCCTTGTCCTGCTTGCCGTCCTCCAGCGCCTGGAGGTTGCGGTTGACCTTGTCGAATGCTTCGCGGGCGTTGTCGCCTTGTGCACCGTCCGGGGCCAGGCCCAGGTCGATGGGTTCGATGCTCATGCTCTGCCTCAGGGATGAAAGGATTGCTCGAAGGTCCAACTCAGGGTGAACACGCCCTCGCCTTGCGCGCGGGTGCGATAGCCGTTGGCGATGTACAGCCCCTGCTCGCCGCCGGGCGGCGTCCAGAGGAAGCTGCGCCAGCCCTGGTGGCGGTCGAGGAAGGCCCGTACCGGGGCGATGTCGTTGCGGCGCCCGAAGGTACCGATGACGGAGACCGACCACTGTTGCGACTTGTTGTTGAGGCCGACGCCGATGCGTTGCACGTAGCCGTCGCCGAAGCGGTTCTCCAGCACTGCCTGGCGCACCTCGCCGCTGGCACCGACCAGCACGGGAAAGTCGAAGGTTTCCATCAGCGTCGCTCCCGCGTCGGGTCGAGCAGCCCACCCTGGCGTTGCTCCTGCTGGATGGCGCGGCGCACGGCCTCATCCACCAGTTGCCCCAATTGCTGGCCCATGCGTTCGTACTCCTGAGGTGCCGTGGTGTCGGTGCTGGAGTTGCCGTCGCTGTCCACGTTCACGGTCACCTGAACGACCGGCGCGCCGGCAGGCCTGTCGATGGCCTGGCGGCTGGCGAGAAAGTCCTTGAGGTCGGCGTTGGTGCGGGCGTCCACCACCCGCTCGCCACGGTCCAGCAGCCAGGTGCCCTCGCGCGGGATCTCATCGAGCCCTGAGTGGGCCATGCCGGCGAGATTGATGGAGCCGATGCTGGAGGCCTGGGCCATCTGCGCGACGGCTGCGGCCGCGCCCGCCACAGGCGCCATCACCGGCCCTACGACGGGGATGCCGACCACGGCGGCATAGGCCTCGGAGTAGGCCTTGGGCACGTTGATCATGGCCTTGGCCATGGCGTAGCCCTTCTCGACGGCGAACATGGCCTTGTAGAGCGAGGACTGCTCACCGAAGAAGGCCTTGGCCAGGCCGGCCATGCCGCCGAAGAAGGCTTCCCCCGAGGCCATGCGCGCCCGCTGGCGGGCCTGCTCGATCTCGTCCAGCCGTGCCTCATGCTGGGCTTTCACGGCCTGTTCCTGGGCATCCCACTGCTCGGTCATGTCGGCACGCTCGGCGCGGAACTGCTCCAGCATGTCGAGCTGAGTGGCGTACCAGCGCTCCAGCTCCTGCTCGGCCTGGTCGAGCTTGTCCAGTTCTCCCATGGGGCCGCCCACCTCCGGTGCCAGGCCGCCGAAGCTGGGCGCATCGGTGACCATGGCGGCGGCAATGCGGCCGGCCTGCTGCTCGCGCTCTTCGGCGCTGATGTCACGCATGGCATCGAGCACGGCCAGGCGTGCGCGGGCCTGCTCGGTGAGCTTCTCCTCATCGGTGAGCAGTTCGCCCACCAGGCGGCGGTAGTCCTCCTGAATCTGCTTCTGCTGCTCGAAGGCGCTGATCTGCTCCAGGGCCGCCTTGGCCTGGGCGAGCTGGGCTTCGGTGGCGCCTTCGACGGCGAGGCGGTAGAGCTTCTCCTCATCCGCCGCCATGCCGAGGGTGCGGGCCTGCAGGCTGAGGGCGTCCACCTGCTTCTGCAGGGCTTCGAAGGCTCGCTGTGCAGCGCGCAAGGCCTGCTCGTCCATGGCCGCGAAAGCCTCGGCGGCATCCCCTGCGCTGCTGGCGACATCACCCAGCAACCCGTCGATGACCTTGGTGTGCTGCTCGACAGCCGAGCCGTCCACGGGCCGTTCGAGGATCTCGTCGATCCGCGCGGCGTAGTGCTCGGTGGTGGCGGCAAGATCCTCGCCGGCGGCGTCGATGACTTCGCGGGTCTGCTTCCAGTTGCTGAGGAGCCCCCGGCTGATGGCGGCCGGGGCGGTCTGCAGGCTGAGGTACTCCCACCAGTGGGTGCCCTGGGTGGCCGTCTCGGTGATGGCCGCCACGGCACCTGCGGATTTGCCGGCCAGCTCGAACGCGGCCTTGGCGCCCACACCTGCGGCATGCACCCAGTGCACGAACTCGGCGAGCTGGGCGGTCGCAGTGGCCACCTCGGTGGCGACATCCGCTACGCCGGCGATGAAGTCGGCGAAGGCGACCTTGGTGTCCTCCGAGGAGAGCACGTCGTTGAGGCGCTCCACTGCCTCTCGCGCGGCCTCCATGCTCGCTTCATCACCCGTGAGCAGGCCGTCCAGGGTGTTGCGCAGTGCGCTGAGGGCGCCGCCGTAGGTGTCACGGGCGGCACGCGCAGAGTCGCCGTAGGATTCTTCCAGCGCTTCCAGCACGATGGCCTGGGCCTCGGCGGTGCGGCCGGTGGCTTCCAGGTGCTCGGCGAGGCGCTTCTGCTCGGCACTGAAACGGAAGCCCTGGCGGCTCAGCGAGGTGAGGCCCTGGGACGGCACATCCAGCGCACGCCCGACCATTTCGGCAGCGGCGCTGACGGACATGCCGGTGCGCGTGGCCATGTCCATGCTGGCCTGCATGGCACGGGTGAACTCGTTGCCCACCACGCCACTGAAGGCGAGCAAGGTGGTCTGCGCCTGGTTGATCTCGTTGGTGCTGTAGATGCTCACACCCGCCAGGGACTCGGCCATGGCGTTGAGCTGGGCGCGGTTGAAACCGGCCGCCTCACCCGTGGAGCGCAGCACGGCGGCGAGCTGGGCCTGCTCCAGCTCCAGGGCGCGGGTGTTGTCGATCACGCTGCGGATGACCGACAGCGCCGAGAATCCGGCCGCCACGCCGGCGGCGATCTTGGTGAGTTCGCCCCAGGCCACCGCCGCGCCCTTGGCCGACTGGCGCATGCGCCTGGCGTTTTTCTCGGCGTTGCGCGCGGCCTGGTCCATGGGCCCGGTGAAGCCGCCGATGCGGGCGATCAGGTCCAGGGTCAGTTGGCCGAGGGATCGGGTCGCCATGAATCACTCCGGTTGTGGGCGGTCAGGCCCAGGTGGCCATGGCCTGCTCCAGGGTCAGCGCGGGGGCCTGCTCGTGAGGCATGAAGTCATAGAGGCTGTAGCCGCCCTTGCCATGGGTGTTGGCGTGCAGGGAGGCCAGCAGCGCGGTGCCGCGCTCGATGCGCATGCCGGGGTGCAGGGAACCGCGCTTGTTGCGAAAGCGCGCCCAGCTGAGGAACTCGCGGTAGCTGAGCCGCTGCTGGGCCTCGACTATGGTTCGCCCACCGATGCCGTTGAGCACCAGCTCGTGCCAGAGCTCGTCTAGCTCGCTGAGCGTTTGGTCTTTCCCAGCTGATTCACTTCGCCGATGGCCACCAGCAGGGCCAGCGCCAGCTGGTCGTTGAGCGGGCCGCGCTCGGGGTTGGCCTCCCCGGTGATGTCGCCCACGGTGAACACCGGCTTGCCTTCGGCGTTGCAGATGCTGGCGGCGATGCGCGCAGCCACCGGGTCGCTGTCGTCGCGGCTGGCGCGCAGGTCGGTGACGGTGGTGAGGTAGGACAGCGGCCGCACGAAGACGGTGACGCGGTGCTCGGCCGCGCCCTGCCGCCAGGTGATTTCGCGCTCCACCAGGGCGCCGGTGAAGGCGCCCATGCTTGCGAGGTTATCGAGGGACAAGGGCATGGCTTAGGTCTTCTTTCTGATCCAGGCGGAGCCGCCACTGCGCTGGATGGTGGCGGCGGTGGTCACGATGGCGTTGGCCGCGAAGTCGAACGGGAAGTCGCTGACGTACCCATCGAACACGAACCAGGTGCGGGTGTCGGGCAGCTCGAAGTCGTCGCCCTTGGCGTTGAGCTTGGGGGCAACGTCCTTGCCGTCCGACCAGCCCACCGCCCAGGCGAGGCTCTCGATGCTGTCGTCCTCGGACAGCGCATGCAGGCGCACGTGGGAGGCGACGCGAGGGTCGGCGTTGATAGTCAACGAAGCCTGCCCAGGCGTGCGCAGCCCGCGCATGTAGCTGCGCACGCTCTCGCTCAGGGTGGTGGTTTCGATCTGGTCGGCCGGGTTGCCGCCAGGGCTGAACGCGGTGACGCCTTGCACCTCCATCACCTCGAGTTTGTCGGGTGCGGCAGGGCTGGGCACCAGCACGTAGAGCTGGGTGCCCTGGGACAATACGGACATGGGTCTTCCTCGTTGTTGCGGGTGTCAGGGCTTGCGGGGTGTCCACCAGTCGAGATCGAAGCTCAGGCGGTAGTCACGGGTGTTAGGCTCGCGCATCTCCCCGCCCCAGCGGGTGATGCAGGCTTCGGTTTCGATGGCGTCGCGCAGGGCACGGCCCACCGCGCGGGCGATGGCGGCGCTGGTGGCGTACACGTCCACCTGCAGGGCGTAGCTGTCGATGTCCGGCGAGCCAGCGAGAAACTGCTCCGGTGCTCCCCCGATGATTTGCCAAACGGCGTAAGGGAGCTGGACGTTTTCCGGCGCCTCGCCGAATGGGTAGAGCCGCGTGGGCTTGCTGCCGAGCAGCGCCACCACTGCGGCGCTGCGCACGCAGGTGCGGAAGATTGGCGGGTGCATCAGTTGCTCCTTGCGGCGCGTTTGGCCGCGCGCTTGATGGCGCGGTCGATGGACTTCTCGTACTCGCTGATGAAGGCGCCGGTGGCGGCTTCGATGTTCTCGGCCAGCGCTCGCCGCATGAAACCTTCGGCACGGATATGCCGGGTGCCGAATTCGAGAAAGCGCCAGTAGAAGGTGTCGCCACCCGGGTTGCCGCTGTCACCGTCCACCCGGTACTCCCGCGAGGGCCGCCCGCGCCGGGTGTGGTAGTTGTGGGTCTGCTTGGCGCCGCCGAGCACACCGACCCGGAAGGCCAGGTCGCCGTAGCGGCTGCGGCGCCTGTCCCAGCGCACCGCGATGTTGGCGACGATGTTCTGTCGGGTTTGTGGGTCATCCAGCTTGCGGGCGTTGTCGCGCGCGGCCTCGGCCACCAGGCGGGCGGCACGGCGCAACGCCGAGCGCCCGCTGCGCCGCTTGAGGTCGTCGCTGACGGCATCCAGCTTGCCCAGCAGGGTGTCGATGCCTGCCAGGGTGAATTCGATATCAGCCATCGTTCACGCCCTCCGATACGGGCAGGGTGAGGTACTCGCGGCCGCTCCTGGCATCCGGCAGCACGCCGTGGATGGTGTAGAAGCGGCCGGCGTGGTTGATGCGCATGGCGGCGGTGACGCCCTCGCGGTAGCGAATGACGATGCGCGCGGTGACTTCGCTCTGCACCGCCTGGGCGGCGATGAAGTCGCGGGCGGACAGCGGCTCGATGCCGGCCCAGACCCGCGCCCACTCCACCCAGGTGGTGACCATGGCGCCGCTATCCGGGTCCTGCTCGTGCTGCGACGCCTCGATCACCACCTGGTGGCGCAGGCTGCCGGCGCGCATCAGGAGGGCTCGTGGATGGGCGAGCCGTCCATGTAGGTGCGCGGCGGGGCCTCGGCGCCCTCCTCGTCCAGCAGGACTTCCAGCAGCTGGTTGTTGCTGGCCACCAGCCGGTCGATGGCGTCGGCCTGGGCCTGCAGGGTCTCGGTGAGGTTCTGCATCAGTTCGTACAGGTAGCTGTTCATGCGGTCTCCGGTTCAGAACCTGGGCGGCAGGGTGATGTCGGCCAGCAGGCTGTCGAGGAAGTGACTGGGCAACGGCAGCAGCTGGGCGCCGCTGACCAGGGTCTCGCGGTATTCGAAGGCGGTGGCGGCGTGCATCAGCAGCCAGTTGCGTACGCCGGGGTGGGCGTCCAGATCCACCCCGGCGCGGTAGCGAATGCGCAGCCGGCCCGACGGGCGCCCACCTGGGAACTCGAGGCGGCTTTCGCGCAGGCCCTGGTGGAGCAGGTGCACGTCCTGCAGCGCCTGCAATTGGCCGTCCGCCTGCACACGTTCGATGCGCTCGATTGTGTGGGCCTGGCCGATATCCAGGGCGCGGCCCGCGTGATAGTGCTCGGGCCAGTCCTCCTCATAGCGGGCTTCCCGGATGGCGGCGCCGGTGATCGCTTCGCACTGGGCGGTGACGCCGGGGATGATCACCTGCTCGATGAGTTCGACCTGCGCATCATCCGGCTCCAGGCGGCACTGCTGTGCCACCTGGGCCAGGGTGAGCACCGGATCGCCGAGGTAGGCGATGCGGCGGGCCATCAGCCTTGCTCGGCGCTGGCCTTGGGCGCCTTGCCGGGCGGGAAGGCGATGCCGGCCTTCTCCAGGGCCTTGGCGGTGTCGGCATCGAAGCCGGCCTTCTCTTTCGGCGCGTAGCCGCGCCAGGGTTTTACGAACTGGACGATCTCTTTCTTTTCCACGGTGCTTCCTCGGTGTGTGAGTTCGGGGCCCTGCGTCAGAGTTCAACGCCCCAGCGCACGCCGGTACCGATGGCGACGGATTCGATGTGGCGCGGGCCGAAGTCGTGCTTGGCGATGACGCGGATGAGGGTCTGGTTGCGCTGGAAGGCGCTGACGACTTCGCCGTCGGCGTCCTTGTAGGTCGCCTCGCTGGAGAAGTTGATGACCATGCCGTCGCCTTCGCCGATGTAGCAGTCGCCGAAGTCGACGAAGTGGATCTCCGACTCGTCGCCCTTGTCGCCGAGGTTGATGGGGATCTGGGTGGTGATGCCCACCGGGTAACCCTTGAGCATCTTCTGGTCGAGCTCGGGGTAGACCTTGTTGCCGTTGCCATCGCGCAGGGACGCGAGCCAGCGGCGGGTACGCGGCGCCATGACCCAGCCGGGGCTGGCCATGTGGGCGTTGGCGCCTTCCAGGCGCAGCAGGATGGCGGAGAGGAACAGCTCGACGCTCTGCAGGTCGTCCTTCACCGGAGCGGGCACCAGGTTGCTGGCGTGCGCCCAGAATCGGGTGCCCTTGGGCAGGATGTCGCCACCCGGGCTGCGCAGGAAGTGGAGGTCTTCAGCCAGGCTGATGCTCTCGGTCACGTCCAGTACCACGTGCTCGTCCACTCGCGGGCTGACCCCCGCATAGGCGATCAGGTCGTTGGCGATGGGAACGATGGCGGCCAGGGTCTTGGCGGACAGCTTGAGGTCCGCGAACTGCATACCGGTCACGGGGATGTCGGTGTCGGCGCCGATGTAGTGCACGGTGGTGCCCTTGCGGATGCGCGGCAGCGTGAGGTTGCCGTTGTTCAGCGGCAGCGTGCGGCAACCCATGGCGCGGACGACGGACTTGGGCTTGAGCAGCTCGATCAGCTCGGTGCTGAAGTTCTCCGGCACCAGCACGCCACCCGCGCCCGGGGTGACGGTGTTGAGCGCCATGGCGACGTCGGCCCCGAAGCCGCCCTCCCTGGCCATTTGCGCGGCCATCTGCTGGTTGCCCTGGGTGGCCGCGAGCAGGCGCACCATCTGCGCGACCTTGGCGCCTGCGACCGGCTTGGGCGAGTGCGGGCCTTCAATGGTGCCGGGCGGGCCCTGGATGCCCTGGGCGCCCTCTTGCAACGGTACGGCGGAAGCAGCAGCGGCGCGCTCGGCCGACTCGGCGCGGGCGATGCGGTCGGTCAGCGCGGTGATGTGGCCCTCCAGTTCGGTGAAGCGGGCGAGCTGCTCCGCGCTCAGCGTCTCGGTCGCATCCAGCTTGGCCAGGGCCTGCAGCTCGTCATTGAGCTGGCCGCGTTCGCTGCGCAGTTTGAGTACTTGGGACATGGTGCCTCCTGGGCATGAAAAAGCCCGCACAGGGCGGGCTTGGGTGACTGCCGCGAACGCGGTCAGATCAGCGTCTGGATGTTGAGGGCGGCGGCGCGCACGGCGAGCTTGCGGTTCTGCCGCTCGGCGCGGCTGGTGGCCACTGCGCGGGCGATGCCGTCGAGTGCGTCCTGCGGTGCCTGCAGGCGGTCGGCAAGCCCGGCATCGATACCGGCCTGGCCGCTGTAGGTACGGGCTTCGGTCCCCCGCACCTGGGCGGCGGTGAGGCCGCGGTACTCGGCCACAGCGTCGACGAAGTGCCCGTAGCTTTCCTGCACCAGCTCGTTGAGCAGTTGCAGGGATTGCTCGCTGATGGGCTCGTGAGGGGTGAGGTCGTTCTTGTGGGCGCCGGCGTAGACGGTGGTGACGGTGACGCCGAGGCGGTCCTCCATCCGCGACCGGTCGAGGTGGCTGGCGATGACGCCGATGGAGCCGACGCCGGAAGTCTGGCTGACCACCAGCTCGCTGCAGGCACTGCCGATGAGGTAGCCGCCGCTGAAGGCCATGAAGTTGACGATGCCGGTGATGGGCTTCTGCTGGGCCATGGCGCGGATGCTGGCGGCCAGTTCGAAGGCACCCGTCGCAGAACCGCCCGGGGTGTCGATATCCAGCACAATGCGTTCGACCATCGGGTCGGCCACGGCCTGCTGGATGGATGTGCGCAGGCCTTCGTAGCTGGTCATGGTCTCGCAGGGGTTCATGTGCCCACCCCGGCTGACGAGGATGCCGTGCACGGGGATGACCTCGATGCCGGTCTGTGCGACGCGGGCGCGGCGGCGCTCTTCGATGCGTTCGAGCTGGGCGCCGGGGTCGTCATCCTTCCAGAGGCCGAGCGCGCCGGGTGGGCCGACGTTGACGATGTTGAGGTTCATGGTCTGGTTGGCCCAGCGCACGCCCAGGTCGAGCACGTCGGGGGTGACCAGCAGCGGCTGGTTGAAGAGCAGGCTGGAGGCCCGCAGGTAGCGTTTCACTGTGCAAGCATCCTTTCGATCTGGCGTTGCTGCATTTCCAGCTGCGCACGCACGCCGGGGTTGTTGAGGTCGGGCATGCCCTTGGTGGAGTCGATCATGTTCAGCGGTTGCAGGTAGATGTCGCCGGCCTGGATGGGCGGGAGGTTCTCCAGGCGGCGGATGTCGTTCACCGATAGCCACCCCCATTGGCGGCCGATGGCGTAGGCCTCGTAGCGGCTCTTCTGGTCGCCCCGCAGCAGGCCGGAGATGTTGAATTCGATGAAGTGGTCGCGCCTGTCCCTGGGCAGCAGCAGGTCGCGCATCTTGGCCTGCTCGTGGCGCTTCACCCAGGGCAGCAGGGCGAAGACCACGTAGTGGATGAGCAGTTGCTCCAGGGTGTTGTAGTTGGACTTTTCGAGGTCGTTCACCATGGGCAGCGGGATCTTGTAGATCCGCGCGACGTCGGTACCGCTGACCTTTAGGATGCCCAGGACCTCGGCATCGACGTTGCTCATGGACATGGGCTTGAAGGTCATGCCCTCTTGCAACAGGGCGACCTTCTTGGCGTTGTCCATGCCGCCGTACTTCTGCGCCCACTGGTCCGTGATGTTGTTGATGCTGTCCTGGTCCTTGATCGGCGGCGCTTCACGCGGGCGCTCGATCACGCCGGAGATGGCGACGCCGTTGGCGAAGCTCTTGCCGGTGTACTGGCGCACGGCCTGGGCGAGGCCGATGGCGTCGGCATGCAGCTCGATGGGCGAGAGGCCGCGGTAGTAGTTGCGGCTGTGCCAGCGCACGTGGTGGATCTGGCGCATGGGCAGGCGCTCGGGGTGGGCGCCGACCTGGTAGTACGGCAGCAGGTCATTGCCCTTGAACACGCCGACCCGCTCCGGGTCCAGCGGCCAGATGGCGGTGACGTTGCCGTCGTCGCGCCGCTCCACCAGTCCGAAGCTGTTGCCGTGCATGCCCAAGGCGAGCTGCTCGGCCTCGCGCAGTTCGTAAGGCGTCTGGAAGCCGTTGGGCTGGTAGCGCAGCACGTCGTACAGCGGGTGGTTGATGGCCGGTTTGCGCTGGCCTTCGCCGTAGCGCTGGAAAACCTCCAGGGGCAGCTGGCCGATGCTTTCGGCCAGCAGGCTGACGCAGTTCTGCAGCACGGGCAGTGCGAGCGCGCTGTCTGGCGTAACGGCGATGCCGGTGCTGTTGCGCGAGCTGCCGAGGAACCTGCGCCAGAAGTCACTGCCGCTGTCGGTCAGGTTGCCAGTGCCGAGCAGGTTGGCGAAGAACATGCTCAGCCTCGCTTGCGGAACTGTTGGATGGCGCCGGCGCGGTCCGCCAGCCAGGCCCAGGCGAGCAGGCCGAGCCCGGCGACGATCAGGGCGCTGGGCCTGTGCACCTGTTCGACGCCAACCACCAGCAGGCCGAAGCCGGCCAGCCCGGTGAGCCAGGAGAGGATCTGCAATTTCATATTCCGACCCCTTGGTCGTAGATGGAGGTGCCGTGGCGTGCCTCCGGGTTCAGCGACATGAGCGTGACGGCGTTGAAGGTGGCCATCAGCGGGTCGATCTTGCCGGTGCCGCTGGCCTGCTTGGTGATGAGGATGGCGTTGCCACGCGGTTCGACCCGCGCGTTGCCGCAGCACCAGGCCATCAGCGGTTGGCCGCCGTGGATCAGCGTTCCTTCCGCGAGCTTGCGCTCGGTGGTCTTGATGGCGCCTCCCAGTCGCCAGCCCTGGGAGATGCCGATGACCTGCTCCTCGGGCACCTCGGCTTCGACCAGGGCGTCGAGCACGGCACCGATTCCGGCGGGGTCGACGCCCACCTGGTCGAGGAGACCGGCGTGGTACACCTGGGCGACCAGCCCAGCGACCTGGCTGACGTCCTCGCCGATGTGCTCGACGATGGTCAGGTGGCCGTCGCGCTCGAAGTCGCGGAAACGCGGTGCCTCGCTCTTGCGCCGCTCCAGCACCGAGGGGTGTGCCCAGGCGTGGGTCCAGAGCAGCCATTTGCGGGTGTGCAGTTCGCGGCCCAGGGCGGCGAGGCCAAGCAAGTCATCCAGGCCGCCGCCATCGATGCCGAAGTCGATGACCTCGCAGCGCGCTATGAGGTCTTCCAGGGTCAGGCCGGTTTCGACGCCCTGCTCTTCCCAGTACTCGGCGCCGGCCCAGCGGTCGGAGCGCAGCGCGAGGCCGATCTCGACGTTGAGGTGCTTGGCCAAGAAGCCGCGCAACGACTCCTCGCCGCCCTCCTCGGCCTTGCGGAATTCACGCCGCAGGAAGGCCTCGTCCACCGACGCCCCGAGGTTGGGGTTGGTGATGTAGAAGTTCGCCGGGTTGCGGTGCTCGTTGGCCTTGAGCATGCGCTCGGGGAATTCGTAAATCACCGGCAGCAGGTTGGGGTCGTCGATGCGACCGTCCCGCACGCCACGCGCGTATTGCAGCTTCTGCCGGAAGACGCCGGCGGGCGGTTGGTCCGACTGGGTGGAGAGGAAGATGACGAACCCCTCGGGCCTTGAGGCGAGCCCGCCGCAGGCTTCGCGCAGCATGTTCTCGGCGTTGGGCTGCTTGCCGAAGAGCCATAGCTCGTCGATCAGTACGCCGGTCGCCTTCTTGCCGCCCACCGTCTCGCTGTCGGCGGCGATGACCTTGAGCGTCGCGCCGGTGACGCGGTGGGTGATGGTGCGGATGTGCTCCTGCACGTGGAGCAGGTCGGCCAGCTCGTCGTCCGCCTTGATCATGTCCCGGGCGGGGTGAAAGCTGTTGTTGGCCACCTCGATGGTCGGCGCGAGGATCAGGAACTCCGCCGAGTGCCGCCAGTTGACGATCAGTGCGGTGAGCATGATCCCGGCGGCGGTGGTCGACTTGGAGTTCTTCTTGCTGATGAGCAGGAAGAACTCGTTGATCAGCCGCCGGCCGGTTTCCTCGTCATAGGCACCGAAGACGGCGCCGACGAAGTCCATCACCCAGCTCAGGCTGACCTCGCCCATGGTCGGGCTGCCGGGCATGTCGACGATGCGCAGCTCGCGGAACACATCGAGCGCCTGCTCGGCGACCTGCGGGAACAGCGGTGGGATCGGGACGAGGCTCTGGCGGTTGACGATCCGCGCTTCCCAGTCCGGGCAAGCCGTCGTCCACTGCATTCATCACCTCTTGATCGGCACCACCTTGGGTGCGGCGCCCTGGCCGAAGCGGCCGGTGGCGGCACTCTTCGCGGCGTCGGCTCGGCCTGCCTTCTTGCCGGCCTCCCCTTTGCGAACGTGCATGTACGGCATCAGCGCCTTGGCCGCGTCGAGGCGCAGCTTGGTATCGACCTCGCCGTCGTTCATCACGTCGAGCAGGTAGGCCTGGGGATCGTCCTCAACCGGAGGCACCGGGGGTTTAACATCTGGCGCCTCGGTGTTAACACCGGAGTCCTTGGGTTTTACACGTCGGGCGAGCTCGGCGAGCACGTCCGCATCCTTCGCCAACCGGGAGCCCGCAGGCCCCGCCGTAGCTGGGCTGTAGCCGGCTTCGATGGCCGCCTCTTTGTTGCTCGCGCCGCGCCCAAGAGCGTCGACGAAGCGCCGCTTCCTGGGTGTTAAAGCCATTAACATTTCCTCCAGGGCCGATAAAATCTGTGCGTGAGTCAGGGGGCGGTCTAGCAAGGCGAAAGGTCTGGAAATTTTTCACCCCCCTACCCCTCGCGGTTCGCCTCCTCGCGCTGCTTGTCACCCGAGTGGCACGGCGCGCAAAGCGACTGCCAGTTCTCGCGATCCCAGAACAGCTCCTGGTCCCCGCGATGCGCCACGATGTGGTCAACCACGGTCGCTGCCGTCAGCAGCCCCTTGCGCTTGCAGTACACGCACAGTGGGTTGGCCCGCAGGTACTGCTCGCGTGCCTGTTGCCAGGCGTAGTTGTAGCCCCGCTGGGAAGATGTTTTGCCCTGGCGCCATGAGTCTGGCTGCACGGTGGGCACGCGCCCGCCTCGCTGCATGGAGACCCGTGGGCGCAGTGTCCTGATCCTCGCCACGTCACTTCCTCGGCAGCTTGATATCGAAGAAGCGCCCCGCGATCTCGCGGATCTTCTCCACGCCCAGGAACCCCACCCAGCCACCCACGAAGGTGGACATGGAGATGGGGATGTTGAGCCACTCCAGTGCGCTGCACAGCGTCAACGTGAGGCCACCACAGAGCGCGCCCTCCACCAGCATCTGCTGGCGCGTGCCGCCTCCGTACAGGATGCGTAGCACAGCCATCGCGAATGCCAGTGCCGCCGCGTAGAGCGGCAGCGACTGCTCGCGCAGCCAGTCGAGCAGCGCGCCCCAGGTATCAGGTCTATCAGGCATCTTCATGTCTCAGAACCTCCCAGAACGGAGGCTTCAACAGGCGTATGAAAGGAAACGGCCTACACAACATTAATGTTGCATAGCAACATATTTGTTGTATCGTTGAGCCATCCGAATGACAGAGACGAGGTGATGAAACACAGCGAATTCAGGCGATGGTTACGGGCCCAGGGGGTCACCTTCGAAGCGGCAAAAGGAAGCCACTTCAAGATCACAGCCCCTAATGGCAAGACGACGATCTTCGCGGATCATGGCTCCAAGGAAATGAAAGAGCCGACCCGCAAGGCAATCATCAAGCAACTGGGGCTCACTGAGTGAGCCCCGCCACCGACACTGAAGGCTGAGTGATTCATCTCAAAGGAGCGCCCATGTACGACTACGCAATCCGGCTTGAGGCCGATGAGACTCCAGGGCTGGCAGTCTTCTGCCGCGATCTTCCAGAGCTGAACAGCTACGGCGATGACGTCGCGCATGCGCTGGCCGAAGCCGTGGACGCCATCGAGTCCACCCTCTCCCTCTATGTGAACCAGCGCCGCACTATTCCTGCAGCGAGCCCTGCTGAGGCTGGTGAGCATGTGGTGCGGTTACCCGCCGTCACCGTCGCCAAGATCTACCTCTGGAACGCCATGATGGAACAGGGGCTGCGCAAGGCAGACCTTTGCCGCCTGCTGAGCGTCGCGCCCATGCAGGTAGACCGCTTGGTGGACTTCCTCCACACCTCGAAGATGGAGGCCGTCGAAGCGGCACTGGCGAAGCTGGGTAAGCGGTTGGCGGTGAGTGTTGAAGCTGGAGAATGGCCGCAAAGCGCATGACCAAGCCAGAAACGAAAAAGCCCCGGCGCGTTGGCTGGGGCTTTTTTGTGCGGGGTTAACCGCAAGGTGCCTGAAATCTAAGTCTTTCGGCCGGGGCAGTCAAGCCTCCTCAGTATGAGGCCCAAGCAGTATATTCAGCCAATACTTGAATGCAGGGATGCCAAAATTGAATGACTCAGAACCATCCAACGCTTCTTCTCCCACTCTTGAAGAGTTGCTGAAAAAAATTGAGCAAGAGCGAAATGCACGTGAGATTGCCTTAATCAGCCAAGAGCACCGACTGCTTCCAGCCATTGGAAACTTAGCGAAGGCATGGACGCATCCAGACCCTCACCTGCGATCTGAACTTTTGCCAAATGCAGTAAAAGCGTTACTGTGGTGCCTTATTCCAAAGCCCGTAACTACCGGAATAAGCTTTATTGCACTTGCTTCTCTCGCACTGGCGTTCTGGCAAACAAAGCTTCTAAGCGACCAAACGGACCAGCTTAACACTCAAAACATTCTAGTTGACGCTCAAAGAGCATCAAGCGCAATGAGTAACTCGCCAGACATTTTTCGAGATATATCTAGCGAAAAAATAAATGCCCCCAAATGCAACAATAGAGATATAAAAGAAACATGCTGGAGCTCCACAGAATGGGGCATCTCCAAATTTCGACCAAGCCAAGCCGTCACTGACAGAATTGTCACTCTTACCAATCTTTTACAGCCCTATCGATATTTAACTGAAGACCCAGAGCCCTGTGAAACTGATATCTTCGGCAGATTGGATACAATTCTAATAGCTAGTGTGACTCTATCGTCTCGTACCGAAGCTCCATTAACCAATCTGAAAGATGTTCGAGACAAGCTGAAATCCTTATTTTCGCGTAACGATCAAGAGTCAATCACCGCCAGAACGGCTCGAATTCTTAATAGTCTTAGTCCATTCAGGAGGGGTTCGAGTCAAGTCCCGCACATCAGCTGCTTTGCCGGCAGTCCAGAGCGAGGGACCTTATTAATGATGCTCCATTCCAACCGGGTCGATGTAAGTTTTCTAAATGCGCAGCATGCAAATTTTGATTACTCAGTACTTCCAGAGGTCATAGATGGGTCTGTTATATCGGGCCTTAACGCCAGCAACCTAAACCTCCAAAACACCTCCATAGCTGGCACAGTTAGAAAATCCAATATATTCAGACCATCACTCGGTCGCTACTCACTAGATGACACGATAATTGAAAATTCTTTCTTCCCCTACGCATCAATCCCCTTGAATGCACTTAACGCCAAGGAGATTTACGAGCTTGCCCAGCGAAACATTCTTGACAACACCAATGTTAAATTTTTAATTTACGACCAGAAGAACAGATCAAATGCCTTCGATTTAATTTGCGAACCCCATAGAGCACATATAGCAAAAAGCCCTACAAATACACCATCTCTTTCCGTTCTAACTGAAGTCAGAAAAAACTCGAAAGGTACCTACGATATGAGAGGTGCTTTCACGATGACAAAAATCGTTGAAAGTGGTCTGATAGGAGCTGCGACAGACGATGCTGGCCCATTTGAAATCTATCTCACACCACTTTCTCAATGTAATGCTGCTAAATAGCTAAGAGGCCTGCTATTTATGGTTGAACCTATTGCTTCCAGCAGTCACCCATAACTCACGAGAACAGCCATAGCGAACGCCGCTATTGCCACTACAACTGCAATCACGAGATTCCCAGTCAGATCGGTCGCCGGCTGCGACCGATCCTTCCTAACCGCCCTCGCCTCCGCCCTTCGCCTATTCCGTGCCCGTGAAGCCATGCCCACTCCTCCGTAGAGCAAAGCTTCACCCTATGCACCCCACGGCCAGCTCCTAGGACGCACCTCAAGCAACCCGCCTCACCTCCAACGCCCCATCCACCCACGCCACACCAGCCTTCCAGAGCTGCCGCGTCTTCTCCTCCCCGAACCCCATCCGCTTGCCTACGATCCTGAAGGTCGCGCCGCTCGTGTAATACCGAACGATCACCTCTGCGCACTCCTCGTAGCGCTGCCCCAGGCGGGCCACCAAGCGGTCGATCAGCAGTGCATCCTCGTCCGTGATCATAGCCGCAGCCTGGTAGCCCCGGACGTTCAGCCCACGCACGTTGGCGCCCTGCCTCGCCCAGATGCCCCACTGCTCCAGCAGGCGCTCGGTGTCTTTCGTTGTTGCCATGGTCGGTCTCCAGTTGGTTTCTGATGCCCTTCCATGCGGCCGGTGAGGCTCCTGCTCGTCACTGATGCGGTGCCGCAGCGGCCTGCGGCACCTGATTCACCTCCTCTACCGTGAAGAATCCGGATTGGCGCTGTAAGGCGCGTGATTGCTGGGCTTTTGCGGCCCTGTCGAAACGGCGCGTCTTGCATCTGTCGCACCGTGGATGGCGTCGAAGCCACGTTCATCTAGCCAGGCATGCCAACGCTGCAGCGCGGCCAGCTTCAGGTCGTCCGCCGAGGTGTTGATGTAGGTTTCCGCCGAGAAGCCCATCGCGTGGTTCAGCAGCATTTCGCCGATCAGGTAGTCCACGCCCAGGTCGGCCCAGCCGGTGCGCGCGAGCTTGCGCAGGTCGTGGCTGGTCCACTCCCCGCCGCCCAGGGTGGAGAACACCTCACTCGCCTGCCGGGCGCTGAAGGGCAAGCCGTCGCGGTCCACCACCAGGAAACCATCGCCCTGCCCGCCCATGCGTTCGAAATAGCGCTCCAGTAACGCCACTACCTGGTCCGTCAGTGGCAGCACATGCTCGGTACCGGTCTTCGTGTTCTCCGCCGGCAGCAACCAGAGCCGCTCCCGCAAGCTGACGTGGAGCTTGCGCGCCAAGCGCGTCTCGCCGATGCGGGTGCCATGCGCAAGCATCATCAGCGCCAGCATCGCCTCACCCGAGGCACGCTCGAAGTGCTCCCCCAACAGCTTGAGCAGTGACTCAACACCCATGCTGTGCAGCCGAGCCGGCCGGGGTTTGCTGCGGGCCTTCACGAAGCGCCGGAAGCGCATGCCCGCCAACGGGTTCGCCTCGATCATCTCAAGTTCCAGAGCCTGCTCCAGCGCCATCACCAGCACCCGGAAGATATGCCGCAGGTGCCCCACCGAGTAGCGCTGCTGCAGCGGCCACATGAGCAATGCATCCACCTGCTCCACATCGACCTCGGCCAGCAGCAGATCACCCAACCTGGGGATCAAGTGCAACGTCAGGATCGACAACACCGAATCCCGTCGCCTGGCCGAGATGTTCCGGTTCGTCTTGATGCGGTCGTGGTACCAGGTCAGCAGCTCACCCAGCGTGTGCCAGTGCCCCTTGCCGATCACCGCATCCGGGTCGACGGCCAGGCGGGCACGTGTGGCGCGGATCGCCTCGAGCGCCGCCCGGGTACCCAGCTCCGGATAGCCACCCACCCGACGCCACTGCCGGCGATGGATCAGAAACCAGCTACCGGCCTCGCGGTTGCCCGTGAAACGAAAGCGCACCCCGGGGTAGCGAGGGTCACGCAGCTCCACCGCCCGCCCCTCCCCCTGGCGCCGCAGCTCCGCGTCGCTGAAGGTCACCACCTGCGTCCTCATGGCTCCACCTCCAGCGAAGCCTTGTGCGCCTCGATCAGGCGCGGCACATCCTCGGCCGCCCCGGTGTAGGCGAACGGCAATCGCCCATCTGGCGCCGTCACCGTGTAGCGGTGCTCCGGCAACCGGCACAGCGCCACCGTGTAGCCGCAACGGGTCTCCCAGCAACCCGGGATCGGATTGCGGTGTTGGTCGCGCTTCGTGCGCCATTTCAGCACTTCGGCCAAGACGGCCTGTGTCTTACTCATCACGTACCTCCCGACAAATCCCCATCCGCCCCAGCAACAGCTCCCGCGCCTTCTCAGCATCAGTGGGAATACCTTGGGCATTGATCAGCTCGCGGGCCTGTTTGCGGGAATGCGCGAACTGCACCTGCATGGGTGACTTCACTTCGTGGCCAATCGCCTCGGGGATGTGATCGTCAAGTGGCTTTCCCATCACCGCCCTGGCGCGGACGATGGCGTAGTTACGGCTGAACCGAGCACGCAGGCCTCGATCATTGAGCACCGCGCGCTTCAGGTCGTAAGTGCCGGTAGCGTTCGCAGCGATCCTGACCGCCTCGTGCGCATAGGCACCCCGCAGCGCCTGCTCCCAGGCCTCCTCCTCCGTGGGCAAACCGGGAACCTGCAGACACAGCGCTCGGAAGGTGTTGGCCGGCGGCGGCCAATCGAACTCCTCACCGCGGTCGATCAAGGCACCGAGGCCGACGGCCAGCTGCTCGCCCGTAAGGCCACCCAGCACCTTGCCCCAGACGCTGTCCGGCTTCGGAGTGGCGCCGGAGTTGGAGATCCATCGATGCCCGTACATCTCAGTCATCCGAATCCAGAATTGATCCAGCAACCGCGTCGCAAGCGTCTCGTTCTGCGATGCCCTCCAAGACTCGGTCGATGGCTGAGACAAAGCCCTGCCCACCAGCGCGGCTGCGCGGGGGGCGTTGCGGATTGCCTTTTGCTTGAAGTGGTCCGGTACCTGTCGCTGCGGATTGGCCATGGCGGATGCTCCTGAGGTGAGCCTGGGCAAGGTCGTGCTCCCACTGCCCTTGGGTCTGATACTTGTCGGGTCGGTTGAACCAGTACGAACGGAATTCACGCAGCACGTCCGGGTCGAGCGGTGTGGCGCCCAGGCCGTTGCGCAATGTGGTGGCCTTCCAGCCAGTGGAGGACGGTTGCCACTCGTCATGCATGGCGAAGCGCTGGCGCGAATTGCATGCACCGGGTTCTTCGCGCGCGCAGAGAGCAGTAGGAGGAATACCGGACTCCGGAAGTAGGTTGCAGCTCGCAGGAGGTGTCGGTTCCTGCTCGGGTTGCAGCGCTATCGGCTCCAGCGCCAAAGCCCCGTATTCAGTGGGCCCGGAAGGGTTGCAGGCGGGTTGTTGCTGCGGTTGCAGCTCTGGTTGTAGCTCGGTTGTAGCTGTTCTGGGCGGACTATCCCTACGGGCATGCGGAAACTCGAAAACCAGGGGCCCCAGGGTCACCAGCAACCCCACCTTCTCCAGCCGGCGGACGGCCGACCGGTACACCTCGCGGGTGATCGGCCGTGGCTTCGCCCGGCCCGGTATGGGATCGACGTTGAACCCCTCTCGCAGCACGATCTCGTGGAGCTTTGTCTTGCGCCCGGCAATGCCGGTGGCGAAGTCCATGCGGCGCTTCAGCGCTATGTAGAGCTTGAGCAGCTCGGCAGGCTCGCCCATCAGCAAGCTCCACTCCGAGTCCGATATCAACACAGCAGCCACGTCAGCCGAACTCCAGTTGGAGGGGGCGCTGGACCAGCGTTCGCCACTTCAGGGCAACGGGCAGGTCATGCCTCGTGCACAGGCTTTGCTCGATCACCTCACGCTGCCCTCACCGACGCTTCCAGAACATCCAGAGCCAAACGAGCGTCGACGATTGCTCGCCGCACCGACTTCTTTTCCGACTCGGTCAGTACGTTGTCCTCCAGGGCGTCAGCGACCGACCGCGTGACATCCGCGATATTGGTGTGCATACCCAGCACGGCAGCCGGCACCGCCTTCGTCTCGACCCCGTCTTTCGGGACGATTCGGTGGCCGAACGCCTCCGCCAGTGCAGCCAGAGGGCGTAGGTCGCCAGAGTGGAGCAGCAGCGCAAACAGGTGTTTCACGTTCGGCCAGTGCCCATCGTTATCGGGGTTGGCGCGTTGCAGCAGACTGACATGGGGCATCGCCATAGCCGCCGCCAGCCTCTTCGGCTCGTTATCCAGAACCGTGTCGTGTATGGCCCGAAGGAAATGTTCCACCGTAAAACCTCGCTGATCTTTCAGTGGCGACGTGCAGCCGGGCTCGCCACCCTGTTAGCACGGAGTCAGGACAGAGCCCTGGGCGAAAAAGGTGCCGAGCCTTGCGTGATACCGTTTTGTTTCCCCACACAACGGATACCAAGAGGCCCGGCAATGAAAGTTGAAAGGTCAGTTCAGAAGGCGCTTCTTGAGCGGCTTAATGAGGCAAAACCAAACGCTGTAAGCCCCAGCGAACTGAAGGATCTGATTGATGACATGAAGCAGCTCACGGCCTGCTGCCTCTACCTTCACGAACACGGCCTCGTGCGGGCCACGATCTCGAAATTCATGAGCGGTGAAAGCGAATTGCTCGCCGCTGAAATCACCGCAGATGGAGTCGACCTCCTGAGAAAATACGGCGGCCAAGCCACCATCCTCGAAGTCAACACCATCACATTTCACGAGGACGAGATCCGCCATCTGATAGAAGCTAGAGTTCTAGAGGCAAAACTTTCCGATACAGATAAGCAGGATCTACTCCAAACTCTGCACCAAGCTCCCGCCGACTCCATAAGACACCTGACAATGCAACTACTGGATGCGGGGTTGGAGAATCTGCCGAGAGCAATCCAGCTAGTGCGAACATGTATATGGAATAGCCGTGCCTGATTTCGAGCGACGACATACAGCGCTCAAAGCGGGCATAGCCCATGAAGTTCTTTTCAAACCACAGCTCCAGATACAGAACCGGCTCCTGGCATTCCGCGATCTGAATGTACAGCTCAGTGGAACCTTTTGATCTTCGGCCATTCTGGAAGATCGCAGTGAGCCGGGACTGATTAATGATCGTCGGGCTGGTGTCTTCTACACAGCCCTTACTCATTTGGGTCGGCATTATTAGTTCTCCGATATCGTTCCAGTAGCCAGCCCTGTATCCGTAAAGCGTTCTGGATACAGGATGTGGATCTCAGTGATTTCCCCATCGAATACGCGCACTAGTTTCTCTGCAGTAGTGGGGGACGCTCGTTGCTCGCAACGCTCTATACGGGACAGGTTGCCTGTATCGATGTTTTCCCCCAGCACACGCAGGCGCTCGCAGACATCGGCGAGCCTCCATTTCCGGCCAGTTCGTGCTCGCTTAAGCGGTGTGTTGATCTGCTGCAAGGCGAAACCCTCTGTGATGCCAGGAATCATTCTGCGCATAGCGCAGATTTAATTGCAAGGTATTCTGCGCTGCGCGCTTTGCGTACCACGCAGATCGCAAGGAAAATTCCGGCATGGATATAGGATCTCTGATTAGAAAAGCGCGAAAAGCTAAAAGCTGGACGCTTGAAGAGCTTGCACATCGGGTCGGAACCGACACCGGCAATCTTTCACGCCTGGAGCGTGGTCAGCAGGGAGCTCGCCAAGATCTTCTGGCTAAGATCCTTCGCGAGCTGGGCATATCCATCGGCAGCGAAATTTCGCAGCCTGAAAATGGAAATGTTCAACCAGTTGCCCCACCCGACCGCTCCTATCGCTATCCAGTGCTAAGCCTCGTCTCCGCAGGGCTGTGGGGAGATGCTCTTCAAGCCTACGAACCTGGAGCTGAAGACGAACACGTCATCAGTGACTACATGGGCAAAGGCCCGTGTTTCTGGCTTCGGGTCAACGGTGATTCCATGACCGCGCCTTACGGGGAGAGCTTTCCAGAAGGCAGCCTGATCCTGGTCGACACCGGCATAGAACCCCGCCCTGGGCTGCTCGTGATCGCCAAGCTGCTGGCCGACGACAAGGCAAACTTCAAACAACTGGTTCGCGATGGCGGCCGATCCTATTTGAAGCCACTCAACCCCGCCTACCCACTCATCGAGATTGATGAGCACTGCCGGCTCATCGGCGTCGTCGTCGAGACAAGACGCAAGCTCATCTGACCCCGCCTGACAACGAAAGCCCCGCACCTGCGGGGCTTTCTCGTATGTCCTGATCCTGGTCCAAGGGAAATACTGCCAGCTCCTGAGTACACGGAGTTCCCCATGTTTCACGTGGAGTATCAGCATGATCCCGACTACCAGAGCTACCTCGACCTCGTCCAACGCGTGCAAGCCCTGCTCGGTTCCTATCGGGCCCGGATAGAGCACCAGATCGTGATAGCCCGCGAGCCCCAGGACACCCATGCCGCATGGGAGCAACTGATGGACGAAATCCGCGAAGCACCCGGCGTTCGCCTAACTCCCAGCCCTGACGGGAGCATGCATGTCGGCTGGTTCATCACGCGATCCTGATGCCAGCTTTCCTCCTAAATCTACCGTGAGCGGGCTTTTTCTTACGCATTACTGCGCTTGACGCAGATTAATATCTGCTCATAATGCAAATAAATTCTGCGTCATACGCAGATATATGCCGGAGACTCGCCGGCTAGCTCGGGACTCAGCGAAGTGAGTTGGCTCAGTAGATCGAGCCGTTCCCCCTGCCCCGCAATGGTGTGTCCAGCGGGACCGACAGGAGCACAGCGCCCAGCCGCCGGTGGCGCAGGAAGTAACAGCGGTCAGGAATAAACCCGGGGCTTCGACCCCGGGCTGTATTCGTGGGTGATCTGAATGCGCAGGCTGATGCGCGGCGAATGGAAACAACCGGTCGGACAGACCTCCTAGGTCGCAGCACCTGGCGACTGCCATGAAAAACGGCGCGCCGACCTGAGCCGGGCTCAGCGCCGGCCAGGTCACCCAACCCATGCAGCCATACCAACCAGGAGGTTGGCCATGTTCGAAAGAATCAAGCACACCGGCAACTTCGGCCGCATGACGACCTGCTGCTATGCCGATGGCGAAGTCACCGGGCAGGTGACGTTCTTCGTGGATGACCTGCGGGTGCGCATCCTCAGCGAGATCGGGCCGAACGATCACCTCCGCGATTGCATCGTCATCTACCGCTTCAACCCGGTCATCGGCCTCCACAAGCCGATCGTGAAAGACGAGATCAATAGCTACGCGAAGCAGCCACAGTGAAGACTGCGATCACCACTCACTTCAGTGGTGGAAGTTGTCGGTCCAGTAGAAGCGCGTCATGTCCCTGGACATCTCATCCCACGCTTCCAATCCCCGAAGGAACTCCTCATCGGTGCCATTCACCAAGGTGTCGAAACTTATGGCGCTCTGAAAGCTCGCGATAGATCCGCAGCAGGCGGACCGCATGTTTTTCATCAATACGAGGCATAGCCACTCCATGAAAAAAGCCCTCAACCCGCTGGAAGTCCAGCGCCGACGCATCAAGCACCACGAGCGGATGCTCTCGGCCGGACTTCAGCCAGTTCAAGTCTACTGCAAGCCTGAAGACCTCCCGAAGCTGAAGGACCTCGTTGAGGATATGAACCATCAAAGCGGGATTTGCGGGAGCTGGCTCACGCCTTGAGCCGCACGTTGAATACCACGTCCCGTTCACACCGGGGCTTTTTGCGGGCGTAGCTCAGCGGTAGAGCTTCTGCCTTCCAAGCAGAAGGACGCGGGTTCAACTCCCGCCGCCCGCTCCACATTCATGAGGAATGGCGCATGTCTGCGAAATCCTTCAAACAGATGATCAAGGACGGTGACCTGAGGCGCGCAGACGCCATGAAGGCCCGCCTGGAAGACCTCCACGAAGAACCCGGCTTCAACCTCCGCAGCGAGGGTGAAGATCTCGAACAAAGCATTGCCGAGCTGGCCGAGTACATCTACCAGGGCGGCCAGCTCCCACCGCTAGAAGTCCGGCCGCGCGCCGAAGGCGGCCTATGGGTGGTCGATGGCCACCGCCGTCGTCGCGCCTACCTGAAGCTAGACGCAGAAGGCCGCCTCCCCCGCGACCCGAAAGACAACGAAGCCTGGATCGCCATCACGGCCTTCACCGGCAACGATGCCGAGCGGGTACTGCGCGTCATCACCAGCCAGGAAGGCCGCAAGCTCACCCCGCTGGAACTGGCGGAGGGCTACAAGCGCCTTGCGGCCTTCGGATGGAGCCCGGAGCAGATCGCCCAGAAGATGGGCAGAACGCGGCAACACGTCGACCAGGTACTCGTCCTCGGCAACGCCAATACGGATGTGCAGCAGATGGTCGCCTCAGGCGAAGTCGCCGCCAGCACCGCCACCACGCTCGTGCGTAGGCACGGTGAAGCAGCCGGTAAGGTGCTGAAGGCGAAGCTGGATGAGATCAAGGCTGCCGGCGGCAACAAGGTAACCCCCAAGGCCATCGCCAAGCCCGATGTACCGCGGACATTGAGGGGCGACCTGTACGCGGTGTGCAAATCGATTGCAGACAGCTTCCCCGAGCAAGTGCAGGCCGCCATAGCCGATGGCGCTGAGTACATCACCATCACGCTCAAGGCCGAACAGATAGATCGCTTCACCGAACTGGTACGCCAAACGGACGAAGCGCTGCAGTAAACCGCCACAGGCAAATGAGTGGCGTCCGAAAAGGGCCTCGGCCCTTGGGAGGGCTCGGGTTCTGGCTGAGTGCCGAGCCCCTCCCACCTCACTTCAACGAAAGGAAATCGACATGCTGATTCTTACCCGCCGCCTCGGCGAATCCATTCTCATCGGCGAAAACATCACGATCACCGTGGTGAGCACTAAAGGAAATCAGGTGAAGCTGGCAATCGATGCGCCGAGGGATGTTGTGGTGAACCGTGAAGAAGTGGCGGAGCGGATTCGCCAGGCAGAAAAGCAAGGAAACTCCCAGAAAGCATTCTCATCAAGATAGCTTCGCGATCACTGGCCGCCTAGGTGAGGCGGCTAGTGAACAGCTCCCCGCATCCAGCTTGCTATTAGCAAGTTTCAGTGAATGTTGAGGGTAAAGCGCTTCATTGAAAAAGCAAAATATCTCTCCGCCCCGCTCCGGCATCGCACCGAATCAAATCAATCCGAAGCGTGGCTTGTTTCGTTCAGCCTTACACTAAAGAACCCGTCTTGCCTACTTACAAAACCCATCAAATAAACAACAGTATGAAAACGAGCCAAACCGTCCTTATACCTGACGATAATTGAAGTGCGATCCGAAGTATTTGCCAGCACAAGATCAGCTATGCGCTGCTCCTCCGTAATCAAAGAAGGAGACTCTAGTAGTAGGTTCACATAAGAAGGCCCTTCGACTAGGACCTTAAATTCCTCAGCCAAAAAACCGACATTCTTACAAGCAACCCTAAAAACCAGGCCTCGAGTGTCATTCCCCGAGTGTTCAAAATAGAGCTTAATATTGGGCAGCAAGGACTTCTCGCGATCAACTCGACTTTGCTCCATAACCGCAAGCTGCAAATCGAGCTGCCCCCTAGAAACGCTCACCATCTCTTTCTGTTGCGCCACCGAATTATTCAGTTCTTGCGCCTGCAGCAACAGTGCTTGGTTGTTTTGCCTCAACTCCTCCCCTTGCTGGAAAAACCCGAGGATAAGCCACAGTATCGCTATAGGCCCGAACACACCTGCTAAAAAATCCCCAACCTCATTGAGAGGCATCCCCGGCAGAGACTCAAACCTCCAGATTACAAGTGTCGCAACTAATAAAAAATACACTGAAGTTAAAACAACGCCGATTCTTGAAAGTTTCTTGTCCATGTTTACCCCTTAGACCGGCACCTTGCCAGGTGCGCAGAACCTACCCCACTTCATCACAAAGCACCACTACGGCACGGCTTTGCCGTAATCGCAGAATGGAGCGACTTATGACACTCACTTTCGGATCAGTGTGCAGCGGAATTGAAGCCGCAAGCGTCGCCTGGCAACCACTGGACATACGTGCAGCTTGGTTCGCCGAAATTGATCCCTTCCCCTGCGCCTTACTGGATCATCACTGGCCCGGCATCCCGAATCACGGCGACATGACCAAACTCTCCCGCAAAGTACTTGCCGGAACCATCCTCGCTCCCGACACCCTAGTGGGCGGCACGCCATGCCAGACGTACAGCATCGCCGGAGAGCGAGACGGTCTGGACGACCCTCGCGGCCTCTTGGCCATCACATATGTGGAGCTTGCAGATGCAGTTGACCATGTTCGAATCCTGCGCGGTGACCCCGAGTGCGTCTTCGTCTGGGAGAACGTCCCCGGCGTCCTCTCGGACAAGGCGAACGCGTTCGGCCACATCCTCGGCACCCTGGTGGGCGAACCCGAAGCGCTTCAACCGGCAGGGGGAAGGTGGACGGACGCTGGTTGTGTGTATGGACCCAAGCGAACAGCCGCATGGCGGATTCTGGATGCCCAATATTTCGGCTTGGCCCAACGACGCCGCCGTGTGTTCGTTGTCGCAAGTGCTCGAAAAGGGTTCGATCCCATTGCGGTACTTTTTGAGCAGGAAAGCCTGCGCCGGGATACTCCGCCGGGCCGTGACCCGGAAGAAAACCCTTCCGGCACCCTTGCTGGCGGCGCTCGAAACCAAGGCGGCTACAGCACCGACGACATCCCTCTGACGGTGGGCGCCCTTACCGCCGGCTGCGGTCCTAATGGCCACGGCGGCAGCGGGCTGGCCACGGACAAGGGCGCGGACGCCGGCCACATCCTCGCCTTCGGTGGCAACAACCAGGCCGGTCCGATCGACATCGCCACAGCCTGCAACGCCGGCTCGGCCGGCAGGCTCGACTTCGAGAGCGAAACATTCGTCGTTCACGGCACGCAGGACCCCAGCACCGCCTACAACAGCGCTCACGCCCTGGGCAGGAACGGCGGCAGAGAGAACGCCGTGCTTTCGATCCACCAGAACCAGCGCGCCGAAGTGAAGCTGAGCCTTGTATCCAGCGCCCTGCAGAGCGGCGGCGGTACGGTTGGCCAGGGGTATGCCGCTGCGATGGTCGCCAACGAAGTTCGCCGCCTAACACCGCGAGAGTGTGAGCGCCTGCAGGGCTTCCCTGATGACTACACGCTTATCCCCTGGCGCGGTCGCCCTGCCGAAGACTGCCCGGACGGGCCTCGCTACAAGGCCCTGGGCAACAGCAAGGCGGTGCCTGTGGTGAGGTGGATTGGAGAGAGGATACTTCTGCAACTGCGGAGGCTCAGCTCACCTTAGTTCGGCCTGCCACCTAGAGCAGCTCCCACCTCTAACCGCCGAGAGCGGACTTCACAAGATCGTTAGCCTTGTCGAAGACCTTGCCGGCAATTTTCTTACCAGCACTTTTGGTCCAACGCCACAACGCTAAATCCTTTTGCTCACGAAGCCACTGAGGAAGTCGTTCTATGAGCCTATTTGAGCGGATTTCGAACTCCTCATACGACTCGGAGTCATCAAGCAGGTCCGTCATAGCCTCAAAAAAAGCTGCCACCTCAAGCTCTGACATGTAGAACTCTCGCAACTGGGCTCTACCCTCGGGGGTATGAGCCAAACGCATGTTGGCTGCCGTCTGCTGCTGAATATCGGGCTTTCTCTCCGAGAGCTTTGAAATTGACTCGGATAGCGTTTGCCCTACACGCAGAACAACTAACGACAACAGGATGATTGCGGCAGGCAAAGAGAGCTGCCGGATCTCCTCGCCACTGAAAATCGTCATATCCATCTTGGCCTCCCTAGCAGAGTCGCGTCCCGTAGGAGAAGGGATAGTCCACCACACATCAAGCCGCCATCACCTGTGCCGACTCTCGGACCAACACCACTGGAGCGCATAGCCATGCCTGGAGAACTTAAGAGCCTTCATTGCCCAGTCTGCGACTGGCTGGAGAAGCTGGAAGGTGAGGAATGGAACGAAGCCTGCGAGTTGATCGCGAGCTGGCAGACAGACAAACAGCCACGCATCGTTCACGTACGGAGCGACGACCTGCGTGCGGTCTACAACGCTGTGCTCGATGCCGACGAAGAAGGCCTGGCCGGCCATGCCGAACCAATGATGAGAATCGCCGCAGCGCTTAAAAGGTGACTCAAGCCCTTCGGCTGACGCACGCCAGGCAAAAGGAGAGTGAAGCAATGAATACGATGTTTCTACTGATGGCCCAGTACGAAGGCCAAGCCATCATCCCGGTCGACAGAGTCTGCACGGACTACTTCAGCCACCTCACCCCGGAAAAGTTTCAGCGCAAGGTTCTGGCCGGCGAAATCGACTTGCCGCTGGTGAGACTGGAGAGGAGCCAGAAGACCGCACGAGGCGTGCATGTAAGGGATCTTGCCACCTATCTCGACGCCCAGCATGAGAAGGCGACCATCGAGCACGACAAGCTGATGGGACGCTACCAGCGCCGAGCCTAACGAGCCCGGCGCTTTTTCATCTCTCTTCGCGCGCCCAAGTCCACGGGCGCCGCCAGGATTCGCCCCAGCCACTCCCACCCCGCGTAGGGGTCCCCTCTCCCTCTCAGGTGCGTGTATCGCCGCATCGAGTTCCAATCCCGGTGCCCAGACACACTGGCCACTCGCGGAATATCCCAACCCATTTCGAACAAACGGCTAACGCCGTCATGGCGCAAGTCGTGGAAGGTCAGGCCCCCGATCTCCAGAAACTTGCACGCGCGCGCCCAAGAGGCGGAAATTGATTCGCCGTTGTAGGGGAAGATCTCCGCGCACACCCTCGGCATCGATTGCACGATCTGCCACGCCTCGTCCGGTAGATGACACCAAATGTCGTTGCCGATCTTCTGCCCGGGGTTCTTCATGTCCCGCACCAGCACCGCCTGCTGATGCTCATCGAGGTCGTCCCAGCGAATGCGGCAGATCTCTTCCTGCCGCCGAGTGCTGAAGATCGCAAAGCCCACCACCTTGAGCATGTTGATGGAGCTCGGCCGGCGCTTCAGGATCTCGCCGAAGTGGTGGAGAAGCCTATCCAGCTGCTCCCTGGTTGGCCGCACAGATCGCTCGCGGCTTTTGGCAACCATTCCCAGCTTGCGCAGGACCCGGCGAGCGTCACTCATGGCGTGGTGGTCAATTTCATAGCCCCATGCCGGCCTGGCCACTGCCATCACAGCGCCCAAGTGCGACAGGTCGTTACCAGTGGTCTGCGGCTTAACCCCCCCGCCTTCGGGGCTCAACCTCCACTGCGCGTACTCGACCAAGCGTTTGCTATCGAGCTCGCTGTCGGTCAGCTCGCCCAACCAGGTTTTGCCAATCGCTTCGAGCGTCGCCCTCTTCGTCTTGCCCAGGGGACGGATGCGCTCATACTCTTCGAGGTACTGGCTGATGATGTCTTTGAGCAGGACACCTTTCCGATTGGCCCTCTCAATCGCACCTGGTTCCGACAACTCCGCCTCACGTCGTCCTGCCCACGCTTTGGCGCTCTGCAACCGGTCGAAGGTGAGGCTTTCCTGATAGACTCGCACCCCGTCATTCATGATGCGGATACGTGCCAGATAGGCCACAGATCCGTCCTTCCGCTTTCGCTTGATGATTGTTGCCATGCCGTTTGTCACATCAGTGAATCGACTTGTCACATTGTGGCAACGACCCTCTCAAAACAATCGGAAACGGCCCCAAACCGCCCTCTATCAGCTGTACGAAAATGCTTAAAGAAATAGCCTCAAGCCCAGCAACTACGCGCCCTGCGCTGTCCCGCCGCTTCTCCGTTGCGCCGATGATGGACTGGACTGATAGAAATTGTCGGTTCTTCCTGCGCCTGCTTTCGCGCCATGCGCTGCTGTACACGGAGATGGTGACCACCGGGGCGCTGCTCCAGGGGGATCGCGCGCGCTTCCTGCGTCATGACGAGGCCGAGCACCCTCTGGCGCTGCAGCTGGGCGGCAGCGTGCCGGCCGATCTGGCGGCCTGCGCGCGCTTTGCGGAGGAAGCGGGTTACGACGAGGTGAACCTCAACGTCGGCTGCCCCAGTGACCGGGTGCAGAACAACATGATCGGCGCCTGCCTGATGGGGCATCCGGCGCTGGTGGCCGATTGCGTGAAGGCGATGCTGGACGCGGTGGCGATCCCGGTGACGGTCAAGCACCGCATCGGCATCAACGGCCGCGACAGCTATGCCGAGCTCTGTGATTTCGTCGGCCAGGTCCGCGACGCCGGCTGCCGCAGCTTCACCGTGCATGCGCGCATCGCGATCCTCGAAGGCCTGTCGCCGAAGGAGAACCGTGAAATCCCGCCGCTGCGCTACGACATCGCTGCGCAACTGAAGCGGGATTTCCCGGACCTGGAGCTGATCCTCAACGGCGGCATCAAGACGCTGGATGAGTGCGCGGCCCACCTCGAGGTATTCGACGGCGTGATGCTCGGCCGCGAGGCTTATCACAACCCCTACCTGCTGGCAGGCGTGGATGCGCGGCTATTCGGCGGCCAGGCGCCGCAACCGACCCGGGCCGAGGCCCTGACGGCGCTGCGCCCCTATATAGAAAGGCACATCGCGGAAGGCGGGCAGATGCATCACATCACCCGCCACGTGCTGGGCCTGGGCCAGGGCTTCCCCGGGGCGCGGCGCTTCCGCCAGCTGCTCTCGGTGGACGTGCACAAGACCCAGGACCCGTTGGGCCTGCTGGATCAGGCCACCGAACTGCTACGCGGCCACTAA